GCATAGGCGCCAATATCCATATTCATGTTTTCGAATGTGATCTCGCTGGCTTTTTTCTGCGCTTCAATCACGAACGACATTGCGGCTTGATACTCTTCTGGATTCGTGGCTTGCCATTGCAGAACCTTGTCAAAATCGCTATTCTCGACTTGCTTGCCAGTTTGAATCTTGAAGAAAGCCTCACAACCCTCTCCCTTAGATGCTGCATATTGGGACAACTGGTTATCCCTATATGCTTTCCCCTCATTATCCCGCATTTGGACGATGTCATCGTATTTGACAACTTTTGCACTTGGGTCAAGGGTGATCGTTTCAGTTCGGCTTGCCGCCTTGTACGTGGAAGAAAAATCATCTGTCATATCTTCGTATGCAAGATTTAATTTCACCATTTTACCGGAGTCAATCATACCCTGCCAAACGGCTTTTTCGTCATCCGGGAGTTTGTATCCGCTCAAATTTGGATCCGATTTTAACTTCTTGAATACAGAAATCTCCTGTTCACTAAGCGGAACGCCAGACAAGTACGAGCTTTTTTCAAAGTCTTTCTTTTTGAGGCCTCTGACAAAATCACCTTTTGCCTCGGTTATGGCTCTTTCGGCTCCAAGCTCCCGGTAGTGCTTCATCTCGGCTTTTATTCCATCGGATAGGTTTCCATCCCAGTCTGCGGCGCAATACATCCCTTGTCCGTATTGTGCTCCGCCTACTGTGCAGTCAACATACCACTCGCCGTTGTAAAGCATTTTGCGATACAACTCAAGCACCTTTTCAGATGATGCCGTATAAGTCCTCTGGGCTATGAAGCCGCTCGCTTTGACAGCGTTATCGAAGTCCTTCTTTTTCACGACTTTCGGAAGGCCGTCGAAACCCTGTGCCTTGATTACAGATCTTATGTCTCTTTTCCCAGAGTACGACGACAAGATATCTTTGCCCTCATGTACTTTTCTTCCGCCGTTTCCGGGAGCAGAGCCGCCAACTTTCCCAGGCACACCCTCGTGCCCGTGGTGCCCGGAACCAGGACCACCATCATCCCTTTCTTCAAGCACCTCTCTGTTCATCAGCTCAACGCCATCCGCAAACGGTTTGAAAAGCGAGTAAGACAGCGCTTGAATTTCTTCGAGGGAAAGGAACTGTGGGTCCTCCATCTCCTCGTCTATGCAGGTAGGAGTGCCGGAATAATCCGTACAGAGGAAAACGTAAGGCTGCAATCCCGTGTCAGGCTCAACCGGCCCGCGACCAATAAGAATAAGCTCGTTCGGGATGATGCCGAACTCCTCCTCGGTTTCTCTAATGGCCGCCTGTTCCGGCGTTTCTCCTGCTTCGATGTGTCCACCAGGACCGCCAATCAATCCTCTGCCAGTATCATGACTGCGGGTGCCGGCAAGAATCATACCATCAGAAATAACAATGACGCCAACGGATCCTGGGAAGTCCGAACTGTCAGCATCATCTTCATTCAGATTTTTGTTAGAGGGTTTGTTTTCAACTTCCTCGTCGCTCATATCCTGCGGCAGCTTGGTTGCGGCCGGTGCCGCAGCGGGGGCATTGCCTCCGTCTTCTGGGTCGGCGTTGTGTTCCTCGATACTGACGCCCTGAGCATAATTCGCAAAGCTGCCCTGTTCAGAAATATGGCCGCTCTGCTGGGCAGTCTGGTCAGGATTGACCTGCGTTTCATTCGGCTGTTCTTCGCTCGGGATGGAGTCATCTGGAGAAAAGCCCTGAGCGTCCTGCTCGGGGAACAGGTCGTCGTCATCGTATTCGTCCAGCATGGTTTCGACATCGAACTCCTCGCTGTCAGCCAGCTTTTTGCGAACCTCACTGGGGTCAACAGCCTGCATTCCAACATACACTTGCGCAGTCTGCGCCCGTGCGAGCTTAACCTGTTCCTTCTTCAGATCAAGGTCTGCCTGCTGTACGTCATTCAAGGACCACAGAGGATTGAACTTGATCTTGATGGAGGGAACCTCGTCGATCTCACCCGTTGCCAGACCTGCTTGAAAAATGATAGACAGCAGGTAACGCAGATTTTTACGCAGCATCCGCTTCTGGATCCGCTCCACATAGTTGTAATAGTTCTCCATGCTGGTGTCGTCGGTCGTGCTGAGACCCCCGACGGCTTGACCAAAAAGGATTACCTGGGGAATATTGGAAAGTGCGGAAAGGAGGTTGCAGGATGCGCTCACCACATCGTTGATGCCGCTGAACTGGAACGTCTTGAAGTCGTAATCCTCGCCTTCGGAGTCAATCACCAAGCTATTCAAAAGGCCCCTGGCCATATCAATGACCTGGAGCCTTCTAAGAACCTTGCTCTCCCCTTCCTCTGTGGCGAGTTCAGCAGACAGGTCCTTCATTTTATAGATGGGCTGAACGGAGCGGTCCAGCAATTTTGGAGCGCTGCGGTGTGCGGTCTCTGCATCACGGATCGCTTTGTTCAATCGGATGTACTCAGGGACGCCCCAAAACTGATAGATGGAATTGGTGGTGTTCTCCGGCAGAATACCGTTCTGGAACACAAGGCACCGACTATCATGGACGGTAAATGCCCCGTACTTGCTGAATACCTGATAGTATTCCGGCATGCCGAGGCGGCTTCCTCGAGTGCTGAACGGGTCTCGGGGGTCGTAATTGAAAAGGGAGGTGTAGTCCGGCTGGATGACCGAACGGTCAAAAATGCGGATATCGTCGATGGACTGGATGTTTTTCCAGTCTACCGGCTCATCGAGGCCGCGGCCGTCATTGATGAGCATCACAGCAATGGATCCGCCGAACAGTCGTGCCCACTTGATGCAGGTCATGGCCGTCTCTTCCCAGTCCAACTCATCGAGAGCCTGCTCGTAGAAATCCTGGACTTTCTGATCAGTAACACCCTCCAGCTCAAATCCATGTTTGATTGCTTCCTCGGCTGGGGTGTCTATGATTTTAGCAAACAAACCGTTGCTCTCATAGTTCATGGTCAGCAGCTCATCGGGAACCGCATCCTCTGGGATAAATTTGTACTGCTCAGAGGAGTCCCGCTGTGTGCCGTATTTGGTCATCATGTTGACATATCCGTCAGCGCGATACGGCCGTATCGCCTTGCCGGACTGCTTATAAATCAGGTCGGCATACCGGCTGATACGGTCCATCTGTGACCCCTTATTGTTTTCCATGATGCTTTACACCTCTCTGGTTGAAAATCAAATCAGGCTGTTGACATCAAACGAGCTTCTGGCCTCAAGTTCTGCGAATCCGTTGGCAGAGGCGTCAACCATGTCCTTGAACTTTCCGTCTGGGAAATTTTCTAGCTGAAGAAGATATTCTTCATTCCACGGTCCATATACAATGTCGAAATTCCCAGCCTGCCATTGAGCGGCCATCGGTTCTGCCCTAGCCTCTTTGCTGCCTGTCTCTGCGACTGCGCAAACATCGAAACCGGCCAAATACTTGATGTAGGACTCAGCCTGGTCCTTTCCCGCCTGTCCTGGGTCTTTCGGTAATCGAATGCGAACCCTTTTATATGTGGCTCTATCGGCCTGCGCCGTCAACTTAATCGTCTTGCGAACATCTGACGCCGACATCTGCTTGTTGATAACGTCAGCAATAACATACCGGCCATTCTTTCTCTTTCCTATAAGAACGCCGGCAGTATAAGCCGGATCGCCTCCTTCGTTCTTTTCAGTAGCCGCCAAATCCCAGCAGCGGACCCATCTAACGACATCCTTCGGCGCTTTCTCGAAGATCTCGCCAAGCTGAGTCCGTTTGAAAAACAGACCGGCCGCAGATCTGATTTTCCAGTTGCCTTTGAGCAACCGCTCTCTTTGTATGAGGGACAGGGCTTTCAAGTTTGCTAAGTACCCTGGGTCAACTTTCAGCAGTTCCTTATTGTCGTAGACAGATGACATGATAAATGTCACCGACTTTGGTTCGCTTTTCTCCTCATCTGTCTCCAGATTGAACTGTTCCCACAGTTCCTCTTTTCTGTCGGCCCAATAAATGGTTTCGTCGCGCCTTATCATCCAGCGAATCGCCCCAGACCGCTCAGGTATAGGATAGCCCGTATCTTGGTCTATCCACCACTCAATAAATTTGGCAACCCAGCTATCAGAATCCGGGTTGCAAGTTGCCCTCACAAACGGTTTTACCCCACACGCCGATCTGTTTCTGGACAGCATAAAGAAGAAGGTGTTTTCGCTGAAATGCGTAAGCTCATCAAATCCAATTTCGCAGATCTGTGAACCTTGCCATTTTTCCAATTCTTCATCTCTCTCAATGTGGGCAAACGTAACCTTCCCCAGAGTGTTTCCGTTTTTGTCGTCGAAAAGCCATGAGCTATCCGACATCCTTTTCCTTGCTCCTTTTATTCCGCTATATAGGGATTGCGCTTCTTCCCACAAACCGCCTTGCGCAAAGATCTGGTTGTAGTTTTTTCGGAATATTGTGCATCGGAATCCTTTTACATTTTTGTACCTCAGCGGCGACAAGAGAAGGCCATACGTTTTTCCGCCTCCTGCGGCGCCTCCATATACGCAGACATCAGCGGGTGTTGACAAGAACTTCTCCTCCGGTCCAAACTGCGGCCGGATAATACGAGTTATTTTCTCACTGCCCATCTTCATCACGCCCGTTTGCAGGCAGGTAAATCACGACATCTTCGGTATTCTCCTCAGTTGATAATGCGACCTCCTGCCTCTGAGACCAGTACATGCGCTTTCTATTGTTCAACCAGTACATAATCGCCATTGTGTCTGGGACAACGTTTTTTGTCGTAGTCTTGATGCGTACCGGCTTCGGGTTCCCGTCTTTGTCCATGTCGATGGTCTTCTCTGTGTCAGTAATTGTGTACCCAACGGCTCTCTGGTACAAAGACTTTTCGACCCTGGAATCGGCAATGTTTTTTCCTTCATCCACCGCATTTCTGAGACTGTCGAATTTCTTCATCCACCTTATGAATGTCCTTACAGAAATTCCAAACGCCTCGGCGATTTCATCGTTTGTGGCGCCCTTGATTGCCAGAGACCAAGCCCAGTCGTCGTGATACTCGCTGTTGTACTTACTGGGGGTTGGCATTCAAGCTCACTCACTTTCCTTCTACATAGTCGCGGGCAAGCACCTCTATCAGGTGCCACCGGTTTTTGCTTGTGATGGTTCCTTCTTTTTCCGCTTTCTTGACAGCCTTCGTAATGATGGAGGCTGCCTCGGCCGGAATAGCATTGCTCCCAAACAGCTTGGTCAGGTAGGTCCAGTCCTCTTCCTCGTTGTACCCGGCGTCGTCCATCTGCTGGTTGATGTTTTCAACCATAGAATGAATAGCAGCTCCCACATTGCGAATATCGGAGAACTTCTGATATTTGGCCAGCGTTTCCACGAACTGCTTGCACTGCTCATAGGCCGCCACACCGATAATCTCCGGGGCAGAGCTCTCCAGGTTCTTCACCAGCGCGTCCATGTCTTTCACTTGGTGAGGCAGGAATGAAAAGGTGACATTCTTAAAGTCGAAGTGGACCTCCGGGGATAGCAACTTATTGTACTGTTCCAGTGGTTCCTCCATAATGTCTTTTCCGATGAAGCTCTCCAGCATGTCGTCCACGTCATCAAGCATCTTGCAGATCTCGCGCAAAACCGACGGGTCATCGAAGCCGCTGATGGCGTTGTGGGCCAACTGCTTCGATGCGATCTTGCTGCGAGAGAGTCCGCTCACATCGATGATGGCGATAATCTCCTTCATACCGGCGGCCCGTGCGCTCTTGATGCGGTGGTGGCCGGACACGATCTCGAGGACTCCATCCTTCTCTGCCAGGAGGGGCAAACTCTCAAGCTGGCCACGGTTCTTGATATTCGCCGTGAGCTGGTCCTGCATCTCCTTCTTCATGATGCGGGCATTGATGTCCTGCTCTCTCACCTTATCGAGCTGTACCTTTGCGATGATGAGGCCAGTCCCCATATCGTAGATTTTTTCATATCCTACTGCCGCTGCGCTCTGCTCTCCTGCCATTTCTTTTCCCTCCTGAGCCATTCAGATAGTGTGGCCTTTTCGTCTCTTTCCTCAATAAGGTCGGCCTCATACGTCAGCTTGTACCCGTTGGTCTTGTCTTCCTGCCGATTGACCAGTTTCATGATTCCACGTACTTCCTTGTTTTCTGCGTATTTGGTCAGCATGGCAGTCCGCATCTTGACAACTTTCTCTTGGTCGATGTCATCTAAAATTGAATCAACAAACTTCTTGTTCTGGGCCAACATATAACAAAGCCGGCCGAGTCGATAAATACGGTGTGGGGCTTTCATGACATACCACACAAAAATGGAATCAGCCGCCATTTTGGAAATTCCAAAAACGGCAGCCACATATCCATCTATCAGCACCGCTCTGTTGTAAGTAGCCTGGGAACCCACAAAGTTATGTGTCCATAACATCCGGTAATACTGAGCGTTGGCACCGGTAATCTGGATGACCTTGATGTCGCTGTTCTCTGCAATCTCATAGTCGAGCGGGAGCATACTGCACTTCAGCGGCTCCAGCTTGCCTTCTGTGGGACGCTTGATTTTCTTACCCTTCGCAAGAGCCACGGCCTCTTCTTCACGGTTGGTCGTGATGTAAGAGTTCAGGTCTGCTCTTGTCCCAGACCTTGCAAAAATAGGGTGCCCCACAGCCTCACCGGTTCTTTTCTCCTGATAGCACAGAAACAGGGCGGGGGCATCCAACATCATCTCATATAGTTCTTTGTGTCCTGTTTCCGGGTCAAACATGGCATAGACCGGCTCTTTCCATGTCATTTTGCCCTGGGTGTCGTAGAACTTCTCGTATCCCGCAAAGTAGGTAGGCGGATTTGCAATGATAATAGTGTGGGGATCGTCCTTTACCTCTTTCAAGTGTTCCCACATATCCAAAGGCCGGTAACTCATGCCTCCCAGCAGGTTTTTCGCCACTTCAAGCTGACGCCGAATACTTTCTATATGCTCCTCTCGTCTGTCTTTAAGGTCGCGCAGGATGTTGTGGAAGTATTCGTTGCCCGCGTTCTTCGATGTCCGCAGATAGATCTGCGCATACAGTGCAACAGCAGGATCGAGCAGTTCTTCGTCAGAAAATCCCTGTGCGTGAATTTCGAGAGGGGCAAGTGACTGACTAGTTATAGCGTAACCCATCACCGAGGTCATCATGTTGACATCGCTGGTTTCAATCTGTTCCGGTCGAAAACCAGACTGGACAGCCAGATTTGACATAGCGAAGGTTCCTGCACACGGTTCAACAAACCTTGTGTATCCAGACTGCCTAGCATTCTTTATCAGTTCAATCAGGAACTTCTGTTCAACACCGTTGAGACACCCAAGGAACATCGCCCCAGGATCCATAAAGAACGCCATCTTTCATCCACCTCTGTCCAATGAAAATATCGTCGGGTGATTGCCCAACGAATATAAAGTACAAAAAAGCAGCCGACTTTCATCGGCTGCTCTATTGGACCGGGACCCTGCAC